ACCCAAAATCTCACAGGCCTGCCGCCAGTTGAGCCGCCGCCCTTTGTTTTTCAGGTCTTCCATGGTTACCTCCTGTAGCTGCCGATTTTTCCGGCTATATCTGCTGTTTCGCCACGCACCCCGGTTACTGGTTTGCGTTTTTTCTCGCCTTGCGGGGGGCGGGTATTGCGAACATTGAGTATGTACGCCAGCGCCTTGCACATGACCTCGCAGTCCCAATAGTGGTTGGCGCGGCTGTGCGGATTTACCCAGGCGTGCTGTTCGTCGTCGTAGGCTTCTGCGCACATTTCGCGGGCGTATTCCTCCAGCTCCCGCTTTTCGTTGCTGTGCAGGTGGAATGCGCCGGGGTCGCTGGCGTTGATGCTGAGCTTGCCTGACAGATCATCCTTGAAAAAAGTGGTGTCGCAGCGCCACAGGTTGATGCCGCCGGGTATCCTGATTTTGCTGCCCTTTTGATCCGGGTAGTATTCCTGCGGGGTAGGGGTATAGGGCTGCGACATGGAGCGCACACCCTGCCAGGGGTATACCCGGCCCCGGTGCCGCACCGCGTAGCGGTAAATCTCTGCCGTGCGGCCGCCCATGGCGTCCATCATGGCCGCACGCACGGCATATTCATGCCCGTCGGCATCCCGGTATCTGGTGGCCCACAAAATGGCATCAATGGCAGAGAGGGTTTCTGCCACGCCAGCCTGCACAAGCCAGCTTTCTTCCTGATCGCCAAAGCCAAATGCGCGGATAACGTAGCGGAAGTGGCTTTTTTGCGTATCTATGCCAGCCAGCAGCATGGATATGCGCGCCTTGCCCTCAATGGGGCCGGGGACCCTGCCACGGGGGCGGTCGTCGCAAAGGGCCAGAATGCTATCCTCTGTACGGGCGGCGTGTTCTACCACCCACGGCTGCGCCTTGTACTGGTTTTGCAGCTTCTTCAGTTCATCTGCGCTGCCTGTCTGCTTGTATTTGAGGGCCTGCCGGGCCACATCTGACAGGCTGACAAAAAATGATATCCACGCAGGAATATGAAAGGCCACTTTAGAAGGCCGCACAGAGGCAAGGCAGGCCGCAAGATCAAGGCCGCTCTCTCGCTCGCGCCACTGGCCACCGCGCACGGCCCTGTCCCTGTCGTTATCATCCCACACGGTGCCGCAATGCTCGCAGGGGTAGGTGGCAAGGCGCTGCGCAAGCACGGCTTCGGCATCAGGCTCTTCATCAGTATCTTTGCCGGGCCAGGCTATGCGCTCAAACTGCATAAGCTGGAACATGCCGCAGTGCGGGCAGCGCACCCAGTAATCAAACCGGGCCTGCGCCTCTTGCGTAAAGGCTACCCATATCGGGCCCTCTGGCGTGGTGGGGGTGCTGACCTTCATAACGTGCGAGCGGCCACGCCTGCGCCACGTGGTAACGCGCATTTCGGCCAGTGCCTCGGAAGTGGCCTCGTTTTTGGGGTCTTTGTACTTGTCCAGCTCATCAAGAATAAGTACGCGGATGGGCTTGTTGCCCAGGCGCGAAACCGAGCCAGACCACGCCAGATAAATGGGCATGTGCATGAGGTTGATGCGCAGGCTGCTGGTATCGTCGCCATAGCCGGTCATGTATTCCCGCAGGCGGGGCGAGGCCTGAATCATGGGGATAATGCGGTCTTTGGCGTTTTCGCGCGCGGTCAGTTCGTCGGGGTAGACGTACATGACAGGGCCGGGGCAGCGGTCTATGCAGTATCCCACAAAGTTGTGGCCAGCTTCTGAGCCGCCCGTTTGCGGGCTTTTGCATACAATGACAGTTTCCACGCCGGGGTGGGCCATGGTGTCCATGATGCCCACAAGGTAGGGCGTAAACAGGTTGTGCCAGCGGCCGGGAATGGCGCTCATCTCTACCATGCGGTATTTTTCGGCCCACTGGCTTACGGGCATGGGCTTACGGCGGCGCATGACCTGCCGCTCGCCGCGCGAAAAGGCAAAGCTGATATTGCTCCCGTTGCTGGTTATGCCCTGGGCTGCCGTGCGCAAATACTGGGGGAACCATGCAGGAATGGCCGCGCAGATGTGCTTGCGGCGCTCCACTGGCGGCAAGGGCAGAAGGGGGGCTTGGCTCATGAAGTAAAACCTCCGCAGCTGGTTGCTGATTGCGTTGGCAGCCGCTTAATCCTGTGGGTCATACTCGTTGCCAGGTGCGTCGGTTTCGGCCTCTGGCAGCACTTCTACGGTGATTTCCATCTCGCGGCTGTATTCGGACATGGCTTCGTCAAAAATGGCCTCCAAACGGGCCACAAACGCCAAATTCTTTTTGGGGTTGCCCTCTGCTGTGGCGATAATATCGAGCGCGTGGGCCTCAAAGGCTGTTTTTATGCTGGCCGAAAGCGTGAGCGCACGCGCCGCCAGCTCGGCATGCACGTTATCGCGGGGGATGAAGAGGCCTTTCTTAACGTGAAGGTTGAACTCTTCCTTGGCGGCCTGAGCTTCGGCCCGGCGGATATCGGCTTCTTCACGGCGGCGCAGGCGGTCTGCCGCCTGAGTGGCCACGGCATCGGAGGTGCCGGTAGTGGGCAGCGAAGCCATGTAGCGGTCTACCTTGCGGCGGCTGAATGTGCCGTCGGGCTGTTTGGGCAAGCGCGCCAGCCGGATATCTTCATACAGCTTGGTCTTTTTGACCTTGCGGCCATTCTCGCCGATGTAGGCCAGAACTTCGCTGACAGTTTTGAAGTTTTTTGGGGCATCCATTATGCGTCACCGTAGAGCTTGAAAAAGTTGCGCTGGGTTATGACCTCTTGCGGGTGGTCAAACAGCCATTGCCGCAATACTGGCGATGTGCGGAGCAATGCGCGTAGCTGCACAAGAGCCTCGTGCAGCTCTGCATTGAGGGCCACGCCGGGGCGCAGGCCAAACTGCGAGATGTGCAGCCGGTCGCAGCTGGCGCCCTTTACGTAGAGAATTTGCGGATGCTGCCGCCAAGCCAGGGCGGCCCGGCCCACGTTGACGGGAACCATGCTGAGTTGAAAATATCCGTCGAGGATGGCCTCTAGTGCCTCTTGCTGCTGCGAATCGAGGGCATCGGCTGTGCCGCCCTCGGCATCCCACGGATGCGGCGCACGCGGGCCATCTGAGGCCGTTTGCGCCTTTATCGCGCTGGCCGGTTCTGATGGGGCAACTTCCTTATTTTCGGGGGTAAAGGCTGTTGGGCTTGCCCCGTCCCCCCCACAATTCAGGCCAGGCGAAAATGAGTCCAACTGTCCGCAATCTGCTGGTGCCTGGAGGAAAGCCGCGTTTTGGGGCATGCTGACCCCGCACAGGGACGTGCCGGGTTCTGGCAGTGTGACCGAAGGGGGCAGGGCAGCGGCTATCCACTGGCGCAGGTCAGCCCCCTGGGCAAAAGCATCGCCGGGGTCTTTGCCAATGGGCGTGGGCCAGCGGCGCGTTGTGGTGGGGAAGGCTTGCGACCACCATTCCAGCGCCTGTGCGCCAGCTTCGTCATAATCCAGCGCCAGGCACACCCTGCTGGCTGCCTGAAGCAAGGGGTAAGCCACAGAATCAGGCTTGATGCGGTTTGACCGCAGAGCGATTGCCCCCACCACGCCGCCGCTCGTGGCATGGATGAGCATGGCATCCAGCTCGGCCTCAACCACGAAGTATACGGCAAGGTCTTGCGGCAAGCTGGATTTGAGGAGGAACGGGGCGCGGCATGAGCCCTCAAGCGCCATGTATTTGGCCTTGGTTGACACAGTGCCATCGGGCCGTGTGTAGGTGTAATCTGCCTTGGGCCTGCGAATGCGCAGGGCAATAACCCTACCTGCGGCGTCAACCGTGGGGATGGTGATGCCGCGGGGGATAAACAGGCGGGTTTTGGTTTTGCCGTTGTCATCGACCTTGGGTTGCAGGCCGAGAACGGACCGCAGGCGAATGCGCCCGGGGATGCGGCCTGATTCCGCATTGAGTACGCCGAGCCTGTAGGCGGCTACTTCTGCCGGGCCAAGCCCCCGGGCGGAAAGCCACTGGTTGCCTCCAGCAGCGGCCAAAAGGCTGTGGGCTTCTTCCACAAGCTTGCCTGCGTATTCCGTCCATTGTTCGCACGGAAGCTCCCACACAGGGGGCTGCCATGTGCTGCGCACAGGTTCCTTGGGCGCGGATCGGCGCCATGTGCGCTCGCTGGCCTTGACCTCGATGCCCAGCTCGGCGCAGGCATCCTTGAACCCCATGCCTTCGCATCTGGTCAGGTAGGCAATGGAATCGCCGCCTTCGCCGCAGCGACGGCACCACCACACGCCGGGGATGTCGTGCTCCATGCACAGGGGCCCGCGCTTGTGGCTGCCCGATTCTCGGCGGTCGGGCCAGATCATGAAACGGTCGGACTTGCCTGCCTCGCCGGCGGCGCACATCGCGCTGACCAGGGAAGCGGGTGCGATAAAATTCAAGTATTCCGCTCATTGTGTCCGCCTTGGTACACCTTTCTTTTATTATTACTTATTTAATTTATTAATATTTTTAAAATATGGACATAAGGACAATAACCCTACTGTTTTCTATACGCGCGATGCGCGAGCGCGGGTCGCGCGTGGAAAAACATGAGGTGCTGTGTCCTTCTGTCCACTTATCCCATATGTCTTTAAACAACAGTGGGTTATCGTAAAGGATCGTGCGGGCAGTAACGGACATGACTAGTAATCCTTGCCGCCAGCATCGCGCATGGCTTCGATTGCTTCGTTTTTGAGGGAAACACCAAGACGCCAGCTGCCATTGCTGCGCTTTACGGGGATCTCCTTTTTGTTCAGGAGAATGCCAAAAGTGCGGGCCTGCATGGCCTTGGCACCTCTGTACAACTGGAACCAGAGGCTAAAGGCCTTGTGCAGCTCGCTGGCTTCGATCTTGGTCTTGTAGCGCGAGGGGTCTTCCTGCTTGTCTTCGATGATGCACCACTCGTTGAGGAAGACGCCCACGTCATCCCACGATTCGCGCTGCTCGTTTGTCCACTGCTTGATCTTGTCGGGAACAACCAGGCGGCCATCCTTGAGCACTTGCAGGCCTCCCTTGACCATGCGGGCAAGCACTCCCTTGGCCTCGGCTTGCAGTTTTTCGTCCAGGGCCTTGTCGGCCTGGCGCTCGTAGCTCTCCTTGGGCTCATCCACGAATGACAGCGGCCATTTGAGTATCTGCGTGCGGCACCAGAAGGCGGCATCGTCTGCCTTGGCTGAGGGCAGCTCGTTGGTGGTCATGATGGGCGTGTGGGTCTGCTCCCATGTGGTCATGGCCTTGTCTTGCAGCCCGCGCGCCGTGATAAAGCCGCCGCCAGTGAGCTTTTTGAGTTTGGACAGGGCGAACTTTTGGCCGCCCTCGGCCTCGTTGATCCAGGCAATGCACATGCCGCGCAGCATGAGCACGTCTGGTGAGGGCGCCGAGGAATTGCGCACCTGTGATGTTTGCAGGAACATTTCGACTGGTACGTCGCCAGAAAGCTCGCCGCCCAGAACATGGGTGATGAGCTTGATGAGCGTATCCTTGCCGTTGCGGCCGTGTTCGCCGTGGAAGATTACAAAGATGTGGTCCCGGCGCTTGGTTATCAGCGCACTGCCAAGCAGCCGCCAGATGTACTCCACAAGCTCCTGATCGCCGTCCATTGAGGCGAGCAGATAGGCATCCACAGCGGGGCAGGGCGAGGCCTCTTGCCGCAACAGCTCTGGGTCGTATTCCGTAGCGATTGAGTGCAGCAGAAAATCTGCCGGATTGCCGGGGAGCAGGTCGCCAGTGCGCAGATCAATTACGCCATTGGGGCAGGCCTTGAGGTAGTGCTTTTTGTCGAGCTGCTTGGGCAGAACCGTGAGCGGGTTCTCGACGCGGCGCACCATAAGCATAAGGTTCTCCTGCCCGTTTTTGTCGCGCAGCAGGTTAACGCGGCGTTTGGCCATCTCGGCCACTGCCTCGATGGCGGCCCGCTCAGCTTTGTCGGTAGCTTCGGCGGCCTCTGCCCGTTTGTTCTTTTCTAGTCTGAGGTACAGGGCGCAGATATCCTCAATTTTTCTGTATGCCCGGTCGTAGTGGTCTTCGTCCCAGTGGTGCCCAACCCAGACCAGAAAGCGCTCCCAGTATTTGACAAAGACAACAGTTCCTCGGTGGAGGCGGCAGTAAAGCTTTGCATCGCCCACACGGTTTTCGTTTAGGTAGCCCAACAGCTCTGAATCAGAAATTTCCA